TGGATGACGAGACACAAAATATTTTTCGTCAAATACCTTGATGAACTTGACAAATGGTAGAAAAAAGCCCCTAGGATTTTGTCCTAAGGGCTTTTTGTATCTTATCTTAAACTGGTTTTTTTGAAAGTGTGTAGGTCACTCCATTGATAGAAATTTCAATCCCCTCAATGTTGACCTCAATCTTGTCTGTGCTACCGACATCTGTGACGGTAGCAGTATCATACTTGGCTAGTGATCCGTTTTCTGCCTCAATAGCTTTCAGACGGCTTGACATCCCTACCAGGTAATTCTCATAGCCTGTAGCAGCATAATCATAGACTGCGCCACCAACTTTGAACATGCCCTTGACTGCCTCGCTAAAGGTTTTAGCTCCTGAAACCTTGTAAGAGCCACCAGCCCTTAGCAAGTAGAACCAGTCTGTCAAGAAATCATCCACACTAGCATAGTGCATATAGTATCCGCCTTCGTTTGACGGACGAGCAAGACCTCTAGTGACAATAACTCCTGAGGGACGAGTGATTTGCAAGTCATTGCTTGTCATAGTCATACCGCCCCAGTTGTTATCTGCCTTACCTACGGCTGAGGTACCCCAAAGCCCCTCAAAGTGTAGGACGGTAATAGCGTAGCTAGGTAGGATATTGTGCTCTTTGCACTTGGCAAGGATAACATCTAGGACAGATTTTTTGAGAATTGCACCATTGAAAGATAGGTCTCCCTCTTCTTTGCCTGCTGTGGCTTGTCCAGTTGGCTCAGTTTGGCTTATTTTGGTTTCCGCGACCTGTTTTACCTCTTGACCATTTAACGGCTCTGAGGACTGTTTTTTGAGCAATTCAGACACACGTTTTTGCACGACATCATAATCGGGCCCGAGGGATTTTTTACGTTCTTCTCCGTTGCCGTGTTTGCCGGCAATTACCTCCTGAACGAGCTCGTCAATAGTCTTTTTAGGTGCCGTAGCTTTGCCATTAATAACTGCCATGACAGGTTCATATTGATTGCCCAAACTTGCTTTGCGGGCATCTCCGTTACCATGTATCCCAGCCAAAGTCTCCTTAACAAGCTGATCCAATGATTTGTTGCTGGTGCTGGGCTGATTTGCTGGGCGATATAGATAGTAATACATACCACGATGCACTTGATTATAATTATCAATGGTAATTCCGTTACGTGCATAGTTACAATGTATCACATTCGCATTATCCACAAAGATACCGACGTGACCGCCTGCTCCGCTCGAATAGCCACGTTTACCCAAAATACAAACGTCATGTCTTTGAGCGTTAAATGGTTTATTTTCGGCAACCAAAACATATCCGTTACGTATCAACCAGTCATGCATATACTCAGTGTTAACCGCCCAACCTGCAGAAATTGCACCACCCGCCATTAGCGCATAATATACAGCACTAGAGCAGTCATAACTATTCGGACCGTTACGATAGTCCATTGAGTAAGAGACCTTGCCGACACGGTCGCTCATCCAACGAATGGATGTTTCAAGATTGATTGTCATCTAATACCTCCAAAATTGGTACAAGTAGAAATGCAATTGGCGCCAAAATAATCAGCGCCAACACACAAAATGTTGTCTTTAATATCCTCATCGTTTGTCTGCCTTTGGCTCGTAATAGTCAAGAGCCTGCTTGCTATCTGATACTCCCGCAGTCGTCGGGTCATTGATGATACCGACAACAGTCAAGATAGACATAATCGTCGCAAAGGTTGATTCCCAATTCTCAGGGACCCAATTAAAGCCCAGTTGTTGAGACAAAAGTACCAATAACGGTACTAGTGTCCACCAAAATGTTTTATTGCGTAAACGTACGCCCCAGTTAATTTTCATAAATGTTACCCCTCTTTCATAATGACGCGTTTTAGCTCTCGAATATCTTCTCCCATGCTTTTGACCTGCTCCGCAAGGACCAAGATTGCCTTGTTTTGCTCATCGTGACTATCTAGTCGACGATTAGCGCTTTCCTTGAATTCTTTGAGATTTTCAATATCCTTCTCTAATACTGTAATACGATTCTCTTGCTTTGTAATCTTGGCTGAAAAATTGGTCCACAATCCAACGACTGTAGACACAAATCCAACCAACGCATATACATGTTCTGGTTTGATATGCATAGGCTATCCCTCGCTAATCAGTTCAGCCAAGATTTCCTCATCTTCAACCATCTTTGTGAGATAAGCCTTAATTTTATTTTTGATAGTGTCTGAAAAAGGCAAATCTTTATATTTAATATTTCCTTCAAAAATTTCAATTGCGTAAAGTTTAATCATCATATCCATTCTCCAATCTTTATTTTTAAATAACTTCCAAGGTCTCTTCGACAACTTCATCATCAAATAGACCAGTTTGCAATAAATCTTCATCCGTAAGCAACCCCTTCCCATACAATGTCATAACGATCTGCAAGAATGCAGCACGGGATGACGCAGACATCGTGACCTGCTCTTTAACCTTTTCAAGATTCTTTGTAGCTTCTTCGGCAATATCATCAACCTTGGCAAGACGCTTGCCAATTTCATTGAATTTCTCATCTTCTGCTCTGTTCGGGAAATTGTCCTGATAGATTTTCTCGAGTGCTAACTCAAATAGTTCTGCATCCGCCTTATCAATAGCTTCTTTATCGAAATAGATGGGATACATAGCTCCCTCATCATTGATAAGTAATACTCTAGTTTTCGGATGTTCCCCTTGCGTATATTCCAGTGATTTGTTTCCAAATTTTAACCTCATAACTATTCCTTTCTATGCTGGATATGGGTCATTAGTGATGTATGTAATCGTGCCAGTCATTACATGTCCACCGACCGTATTGCTCGTCATCCTAATGGTTCCGTCTGGTGCGAAATGCAAGATATTTGGACTTTTGGTGAACTGAGATACATTTGTATTTACGGTCATATGGACATCGACAACAGGTCTATATCCAGCTGGTATCTTTTCCTGCATAACTGCATGTTCGAAAGAATCCACGGAATATATATTCCGAATTAGACTGATTGTTACTACATCCCCTTTCCGAACAAGATTGGCTTTCATGCTATACGGAAATCCCATCGTCAATGTCTTTAATGGTTTCTCTTGTAGCATTGGATGATTTGTTTGTGGAGTTATTTCAACCCAAGGATACCATGTGGCAGAGCCATTTGAGGACTTGTAATTGCCAGCATGTCGTCTGTACACCTTCCATCCGCCACTCCAAGACCTAGCAATCTGAAATATATCTGTAGTAGCTCTGTATGTTTCAATCCAGCCATAGTTTGAAGGAAAAGGACTGTTTGCACAGCCTGGATTTATCCAACGTGTGCCATTGTTAACATGAGTATTGACATCTGTATTGTATGCGTAGATAGTATTTCCTTCGACATTTGTCAATTGATACTGTTGTATCTGCTTACCACCTGCATAGATATTACCTGCCACATCCAATGACCCCGCAGGCCCATTCTCTGCAATTTTACCCACACCAACCCTACCATCCTTGTTATAACTCATCACAACACTTTCGGTGGCTACGGTTGCTGAAAATTCAACACTTGTGAACTTGTCCGACAACGTGCCAATGATGGTAAATGACTTGTTGGCTGGGTAGTTTCCAGCCATATTAGCCGCTGAATTACTCAGAGTGTGCTGAGTTGTCCAACTGCCAGACGCACTGCCATTGTCAGCTGTATAGCTGGTACTACCTAGAGGCGCAACCTTAAAAGTCAAGGTCATAATGTTCTTTTGGATACCAGATAGCGTAATTGGTGCTATCTTAGCGTTTCTGACAATCTGAATGATGTTGGGTGTCTGTCTCGTTCGCTGTGCTGTAAAGCTCAAAATAGGAGCAAAATACTCAATAACGTTGATAGTGACATCCCTAGTATCTGACCATCTGCCACGACTATCCACGACCGATGCACGGATAGTAGCGGAACCATTAAAGTTCATCATACCCAACGTACCACCGTTTGAGTTTGTAACTAAGTTTCTATTTACTACCTCTGCCTTATATCCTGTAATAGATGAGCTATACGACCCACTTGCACCATTAAAGTTTACTTGGATATTAGAAATAATCTGCAAAAAATTATTACCACTTAATAACCCTCTAGCAACCCCATTAGTGTCTGTCAGAGTAACACCAGAAAATGTAGGTTTCATACTTGTTGGCACGTTGGCTGTAAACGCGACCTGTTGCGTGCCTGTCTTGGTACTACCAGAATAGGTGTCAACAAAGATTGTCCCTGTGCCACTTGTTGCGTTTGGAATATTGTTCGCAAAATCAAGAGGTATAGTCCAAGTTGTAGACGTATCTACATTACTTGCGATTGTTCCTTGTTTATTGCCCCAAGCATATCTAACAGTATGCTTAAAACTAGAGCTTTGACGGTTGATATTGATAGTAAGTGCATTACCAATAGTTCCTATGCCTACCGATACCGAACTAGAGCGTGGGATAGTTGCCAAACCGATATTCCCCGACACAGTGATAACACCATGCAAACCGTTATTGGGGTTAAACGTTGCCGAAAACGGAAAACTCTTTGTACCGTCAGCATTGTGTCCAACAGTTGTCGAACCACTAGCCATCAGAAATTCTTCGCCAGATGTTCTCCATCGAGGATTCGAGGTGTGTACTCTGCCACCGTTAATGTCTAAGCTAAGTGTACTATCTCCCTGCTCATTGCGTGTCAAGTAAGCACCTGTACGACTTACAGTTATTCGCCAATTGACAACAGTTGTGTTAGCAGCTATATTTTGTGCGCCTGGCTCAATATACACATTTAAGTACAGAGACCCACTTGCATTACTAAATTTTGCCATTATCTACCCCTTTCTACCCAACATACCGTATGACATTCATGTCAGCATTGAGATGATATTGTTCTGTTCTAAACTTTCCAATCTGTACTGATGCAGTAAAGATACCGTTATCAATGTGGATGACACCTTGGCTAATGTACATTACTTCCTTCCCTGACGAAAACATGGAAATTCTATCGCTTGACACTTTAATGGTTGAGCTTGCATCATTCTTACCGATAATCAAACCCTCGTTAGAGCTTGACATGTAAGTATCAATAAATGTTTTCAGCTCTTTAAAGCCGCCAAACTGCGTAACCAGCAACTCAATCCGTCTGCCTGCCTCTGCCAAATCCGCTTCTGCTTTTGCTCGGCTATCAGCATTTGATTTTACAAATGATTGATAAGCTTTCTCGAGGTCACTAAGCGCATCCATAGATGCCTTTGCTTTAAGCTCTGCATCAAGTATCTGCGCCCGCTCGTTAAGAGCGTTAAGCTGTTCTTGAGTTAGGACTTGGTCAGCTTTGGTGTCGAGTTGGTTTTGGAGGTCTTCTGGAGAAGCTTGCCAGCCTAAATCAATATTTCCACGTCTGAGTGATACTTTTTCAAATTCCACTTCCCCAGTGAAATCCCTTGCATATATATGAAAATCAATACGGTCTATCTGGCTACGTGGCACATTTACTTTGAAAGTAGTGGTAAACTGTACAATTCCCTTATTGTTGACTGCTTCCAAGTGGGAGGGTGTCAAATATGTTGCGCCAAACCATGTTTTTGCGCTGTCGTTCTTTATACCACTTATATAAGGTGCAAGATATGGATTTATACTACCAGCCGCATAATTAGAGACCTTAACTGAGATTGATGCTATGTATACCTGACTAACATCGTCATTAGCTGTCTGAGACTTGATACTTTGGTAAATATCTTTAGTTTTATTAAATTCTCCTGTAATTCTCGCTTTACCGCCAACTATAGTTACCCCAGTTCCTTGCCATTGGGTCAAGTTTTGGTTAAAAGAGCTATTGAGTAGAAGGTTGTCTTCTAGTTTCAATCTTGCCCACCTATCCGCCCAGCGATACTTGGTCTTATCCGTACTATCAGCTTGGGTATAGTCCGAATAGTGACCAATGTATCTCTGACCATTATCCGACGTGGTCAAGCCTGTACCGTCTGCGTTGTCTGAGTAGGCAAAGTGAATATAAGGTGTCCGACCGTCTGCACCCTTAGGACCAGGTATGCCCTGAGCACCGTCAGACCCTTTTACAAGTGTCCAAGCATAATCAGATGGATTAGTACTGTCTTGGCTGTTAAAGTCCACATACATACCTATATAGGAGCGATTAGAGGCACTTGTACTGAAATCAGTACGACCATCAGCAGAATTGGCATAGGCAATATGGGTGTACTGCGTTTTACCATCTGCACCTTTCTCTCCTGGGATGCCTTGCTCACCTCTGACACCCTGTATACCTTGAATACCACGCTGTCCAGGGTCGCCCTTATCACCTTTGTCTCCTTTTATTTTTGTCCATTTATACTTTTTGGGGTCTTGACTATCGGCTGGCTCAAAGTCAGTATAAATACCGATGTAGAGCTTATTAATAGAGTTATCAAGTGAGAAACCAGATGTACCAGTTTCATTGTTAGCCCATGCCGTGTGTATATAAGGAGTACGCCCGTCTTGTCCTGGCTTGCCAGGTGTCCCCATCGTACCATCAAGGACATTTACAAAAGAAAGTTCATCAACCGCCACCTCATCGTTACCAATGTATGCCGCTACTGTCAAAGTAGATGTATTTGTAACATCTGCACCACGGACAGTATAGGTCATACCTGTTTTGACCGTACCATCAAGCGACCAACGCCAAGTGACACCTGTTGTTACTGGTTTGCCACCCTTGTATAATGATGGTGTAATGATACTCTGACCAATTTGGTTTTTAAAAATCACGCCGTTGTCTGTAGCCAGTTTGATAAGGTAGGGTTTAGAGGCTTCAAATAGCTCTTGCCAACGCTCCTGAATACCGCTCGACAACTTGTTTTTTAGCGCTCTGACGTTGTCAAATACAGTCTTATTAGTACTTGGCTTGGTGAAACTGATAGTTTGTTCTGAGACGCGCACCTCTAGCAACAAGGCGGGATAAAAATCTCCGTTGTAGACCTTGGCGGTATCTCCTATCTCCAAATCAACGTACCCATCAATTTCATAAGTAACTGACGGATAAGCTGAACGCATTAACTCTTTGTAAGCCTGCGTCCTAAGCATTTCCTTGCTTTTGGTATCCACAGTAATATCTTTGCGAGTATATTTATCACGATTACCAGTAGAATCTGTCCATGCAGACGGATATTTCTGCATAGAAATAGGAGCGTAGAGCATTTCTCCTTGTTGGAAAAACTCCACCACTCCATTTTCGTTTTTAACTTCCCAAGGTCCTAAGCCTGCGATGGTTATTTCTTGACCATTTTCGCCTTGTGCGGTCGGTCTGACTGCATTGACAATTAAATCCGTTTTATCAATTTTACGCTTAATAGAACGAATGTTTTTCCCTTTTTTCAAGATAATATCAGACCGAACTTTTCCGACACCTTGATGTTTATCATCGTGTTCTCGATAGACGTTCAAGATAAAATCCTTGATAGTCCCGTTAGCGTTCAGTTTAACCTCAAAATCAACTTCTGCATCAAACTTATTAGCCAGCGATAGAATGCGGTTCAACTTGGTATCTTGTCCTGTCCATTCAAGTGTACGCCTTTGATCAGAGATTTCATTGACGCCAATTCGTAAAGCTGCAAAATCCAACAAGCCCATAACGTTGCAATATTCTTCGAATGTACGCGGTTGATCGGATTTGAATGGATTGGTGTATTCGTTAGTCAACTCCAAGTTCAAATCTTTACATGTACAGGTAATAGTATGCTCAGTCTCTTCAATAGTCATGACATTAAAGAGATATGTCCGTCCTTTGTATACAAACGAAACGAACGACTGATCATTTAGCGCGTTTGCAGTTTGATAAGGAATAACATCCGTCTGGATAGTTTGTTTAAATACAGTAAATTCAAAAAGGCTACTTGCTTTACTTAGATAACGCGTCCACTTATCGTTGTAAAAATTCAAAGTCTCCTGTTTATTGTTATCAATAAAGGCAACTTTTTGTAAATTGTTATCATGAATCGTTAAAATCATCTATAAGTGCCTTTCTTCGATATTTACGGAGACGGTCGGAGTCTTTTGGATAAAGCTAGACAACAAAATCTCTAATTTAGACTTACCCGGCGGAATAACCAAATCCCATCCAGACCCATCTACAACCTGATGATTTGCGGGTAGTCCGTCGATTGTAACCAAGTCTTTTTCAACATCCAGCACTACAGTAGAACCAATCTGAAAACGATTAGGAACATCTACAGTTCCCGTCACAAAGTCCTTGCGATAGACTATACTGTCTAAATACATGTGATGGATATGTGGATGACTTCCTAAAGCGCCTAAAGCTACATGAATCTTAGCGGATTTTCGACCTTTTATTTCTGGAACATAGAATTGAGGATACGAACCCCACCAATGCACTTGTAACATATCATCACGCCTTAGAATATCCTCCCAACCTCTCTCTGCGTTGAACGGATTGTCGCTATCTAAATGTGTGCATTTAAACGGCCAACTCCTCAAAATCTTGTATCCGCTACGACCGTCTGAGACAAGCAGATTGAATTCCGAATCGATACCATTTCCGTGTTTAAATGTTTCGACGCCATACAAAAAACGATCTTCTGTATCAGAGACCGTTAACTTAATAAAGCCCTTTTGCATGGCGCTCCCTGCCCAGAAGATTTGCCTCCACCAAAGATACTCATTCAAAGCACCTCTATCACTACTACTGTCCAGCGGAATTTCCCAAGTAATAGAACCAGCATGATGCGGTCCAGAACCGGCACCTCGGCTACCCATAGCTAAATGCGGGCGACCGAACTCGTTCTTTATATACAATTGAGTGTCTAACGATTGTGATAAATCATTTAGAATAGCTGTGTTTTTTTGACCTTGCGCAAAGCCTTTGACAATACCGTTGTCAGAGACATAATCGAAAAGAATTTCCGAACGCTTATACGTCTCCGTGTCTGCTTCTTCTCGGTCTCCGATTTCTAGGGCATTGTTTTGGTTTATGATGCCGATATAGCCGTTTTCGGAATTGTGTTTTATCGTAATGATAGGAGGAGCAGGTACGTTTCCGTTGTTCACTAAATCAAAGACCAACTTCCCGTTTTCTTCTCTTGGATTGTCAAAACGTTTATAGGCTGTCGAATGAGCGACACCGTCAGGGATTAGGAATTCGATTTCTCCTTTTTGATACCAGCTACGAACATTATCTGGTTCAATCTCGCCAATAACTAATGCTAGATAATATTTATCAGGCTCATCAGAAAAAGTTAAGCGCGCTACCTCGTCAGTTCGAAATACACCGGCTAATTCGTGCTTAACACTTTCTAAATTTGTCCCTTTAAGAGTAAAACCGACTTTGATGGTTTTAGGACCTATTTTTATTTCATGTACGTTAACACCAATAGCTGGAGCGTCATTTGTTGAGACACTCCTGTTATTGCCGATAGAACGTTTAATATCAGTAATGCGCATGACTTGTGATAAATCATAGCCATTAAAAACAATTGATAAATTTGTCATTAAATCCTCCTTAACATCATATCGATTTTATCTGCTGGACTCTGATAGTGAGAGAGTTTTTCTCCTAGCCTGCCTACTAAAGTTCCATCATCGAGCACCATGTAAACAGGTCTTTGCAAAGCTTCTTCTGCAATCTCCAATGCACGATTAACTTGTTCTTTAGATTTATCAAACACATGTTCGATTTTTTCGGTAACAGTATGCTTACTGCTGCTTCTTACCGTCACTTGACTAGCTAGACTCTTATCCAATCCTAATGATACTTCTGGTGCAGTAATAGTAACCGATTGTTTCAATTTAGCCATTGTACGTTCAAGGACATCTTTATCTGCTTCGATACCAACTGCGATACCTTGAGGAATAAAGCGACCGACTTCGTCTCTCATGACACGGGATGGAGAGTGAATGTCTAAAGCACGCTTAATTGTAGAAGTTACTCGACTTGCAACAGAATTGGCGGCAGCGATAGCAACTCCAGCATTAGCTTGGATACCACCAGCCAAACCTTGCATTGCCATTGCTCCAATTTCCGAAAATCTACCGCTGATTCCTGAAAAAGGTTCTCTCAATTTAACTGCTAGATTCTTCACTTTACCAACTGGAGAATTAGTGCCGTTGGTGATACCATTCGCGAGACCTTCTGTGATATGTCCACCAAATTCGGTAAACACTCTTGAAGGCGAGTGAATACCTAGATTTTCCTTGAATCCTTGTTGTATTTTTGTCCCTACAGACTTCGTGGCTTCTACAGCTTTAGCAGAGCCATTTTCTATTCCTACTGCCGCACCGTTAGGGACTTCTTCGCCTAACGAAGCAAAATTGGCATTTGCTAGTTCTGCTTGCAAGCCACTTGTTATATTGGTTACTAGACCTTTTACCTTATCTGGTATCTCTACACCAGCAGAATCCATAACGCTTCCCATAGCGTTTTTAGCCGCTTCTGCGTTAGCTCTAAAGTTCTCTTGCAAGACCGACAACTCTTCATCCGTCGCATTAACAAAAACCTGAGTTTGCGCAGCACCTTCTGGACCCATTTGACGTAACTGCTCTAAGACTCCCTGGTCAACACCACGTTCTGCCAAAATAGCAAGGTTAGAGGACCACTGTTCAATAGCGGCACGGTTCGTCTCCAAATTAGCATTGATTTGTTCAATCGATATAGCCGATTTTTGCTCGATTGCGTCAAACATGCCTGTTGTCGTTTCAAGTAGCTCGCCATACTTAGAACGCATATTGTCAATAGCTGTTTTTTGTGCTTCTGACATATTCTCGTAAGCAATGACTTGTCGATTTGTACCATTTTCGGCTGCTGCAGCCATCGCTTCGGCTGCTGCTTGTTGGACTGCAGAAGTTTGTTCGTACTCAGTCTGTAAAGCAGCCTGAGTCGCTTGTAGTTCAAGTTCCTGTTCGTTCAGCTTTTTCAACTCTTCTCGTCGCTTAGCATCTGAAACATCAGAAGCGTTGTTCCACTCCGTGCGCAACTTGGCAATCTCGGCTAATTGTGCTCCAATATCAGCACGTTGTTGCTCAATATCCAGCAAGTTTTTTTGACTGGCTTCCCATGTGCTCTCAGCTTCCATTGCAGATATACGAGCATTAATCTGTTCAGCATTGTGCGACAACGAGTCGGTATTCTTGTCATAGGCCAAGTTCAAACCTTCTACAGAATCATTAAGTGTTTGAATTTTCTTCTGCAAATTCTTCTTATCGGCGGCAGACTTATTCTCTTTTTGTGAAAGAGCGACAATTTCCGCAGAAAGTTTTTTATACGATTCACGGTTAGCTTCCACGTCTTGTAAGCTATCTTTTCGCGCTGCCGCACTATCTTTAACAGATTTCTTTAGATTGTCTGTGCTTTCTGCCAATTCCTCTTGCACTTTGGACAGACGCTTAGACTCTTCAGATTCCCTTGTCAGCCATTGCCATAACGCAACACCAGCTCCGACTAACAATCCGATACCTGCGATTACCCAGCCTATAGGGCCTGTTAAAGCGGTAAGAGCGGCTTTAAGAGCCGTTACTGCTGCGGTGCTTGCGATGGTTGCGGCAGTTGATAGACTAATGGTTCCTGTCAAAACACCGTACAGAACATTAGAAACGGATAGTACTCCGTTATTAGCCATATTTATTACCATTTGAGCTTTTGTAACAGAACCACATACGGCTTGTGCTTGAGTCATTAAGTTAATAACTGCTACAGCGGATTTTGCCGAAGCAGTAAAACCGGTCCACATAGTCGTAAAACGCCCCCACATATCAACTACTGTATTAGCCGCTCTCATCGCCAAAATAGCTGAGCCTAAAGTTATTAATACAGGGGTCAAGGCTTGCGCTGCACCAATACCTTTGTCCAAAACACCAAACAAAAAAATGAATACAGGAGTAGAAGACTTGATTGCACCGTTTACAACTTTGAAAGCAGCAGTAATCACCACCTTCATGCTATCGAAGTGTTCTGCGATAGTTTTTCCTGATACTTCTTTAGATAAATCATCTAAAGCTTTAATTGTCCCAGCTACACCACGGACAACTGCGTTTTTTAAGTTGTTAAACGATGTAGCGATACCTTTACTATTTTCTCGAGCTAACTCCGCAAAACCTCCTACACCCTTGTCTAATTCAACTAATCTGTTTGAAAACTGATCAAAGGTAATTTGTCCGCTCTTCAAAGCCGCATAAAAGTCACGTTGTGCGGATTTTCCTGCAAATCCAAAACTTTCAGCAGTCTTTTGTAGAGCATACGGCATTGTTTCTTGCAACGTCTTCCATGATTGCAAGTCCACTGTCCCTGCAGATAACATCTGGCTAAACTGGTCTAGACCACGGCTTGCATCTGCGCTTGAAGCACCCGAGGCAAGGAATGCGTTGTTCAAGGCCAATGTAGTATCTGTAGATTTTCGAAGATTACCTGTAATAGAGGTCAAGCGTTGAGCCGTACCCACAACTTCATCAAGGGTAGTAGGTAGCCCGTCAATGCCATTCGCGAGCTTGTCTGTTGAACTAGCAACATCTTCTGTACTATGGCCCATCGCTTTCATAACTCGAGGGAATTTTTCCAACGTATCAAATCGTTTAATAGCTCCATCAAGCGAGCTAACCAGTAAATCGACACCTTTTTTAGCTAAAGAGAAAACCGCTACGCCCAAAGCGAAGTTTTTGAGGGAAGTAGAGCCTTTTTTGCCTTTTTCCGCAACCTTATCCAGTTCATTATTCAAGACCTTGACTTGCTTACCATCAACATCAACTAGTATGGTTACCTTTCCATCAGCTGCCATCTTCTTCCTCCTCTCCGTCATCTAATCGATATTTAGCTTGTAGTTGTCTCATTTTCTGTCTATAGTCAGAACTTTCACCGCTACTTGGTTTCCATGCGCGAATTTGCACAATTTGTTGCATAACCGTATTATCTGGCAAGGAATTAAGTAGAGCTTTAAATTCTTGCCATGATAGTTGATTTTGAACTTTCAACAAATTAATTCCATAAGCTTGTAAAAAACTAGCATAGATGTATTCTGCGTCTTTCTCTAAATCCATTAGACGCGGACCTGTTCCCTCATTCTTGATTTGAGGCATCGGATTCCCTTGTCTGTCATACTGCACTTCGTCATCTTCTTGACTATCAATAAAATGCTTACGAATGTGTAACCACAAATCAATTGCAAGAGAAAGCTCAACATCAAAATTACCTGTAATAATACCTACACAAGACTGGACTTTATCTAAGTCGGATAGCAAATCATCTCGTAGACAATCAAATGTATCTAAGACTTTATTAAAAGATAGGTCTAATGGATAAACGACACCATCAAATTCGAAACTGTCATAAAGAGGGTCATTTAATCTCATTTGACCACCTACTTCTTAGCAGTTTTAGACTTTTTCTTATATTTGTTGATACGTTCTTTTACAATGTTTTCGCGCTCAATTTTTAACTCAGACAATTTCGCTTCAATCAATGCAGCCACCTTTTCAAGCGTTAAATCTAATGCTTGATGGTCCGGAAATTCTGCATATAATTTCTCAAATGTCCCATCGCCAAAGAGTAGATCATACTGAATTTCAAGTAGTTTTTTCTCCAGGTCAATAGCTCCAAGCAAGGTGTCCTTAGTGATACCTTCTTCTAACTTCTTGTCCAAATTCGCTTCGACAATTGATTTTTCAAATTCTGCCAACCGTTTTTGGGCTTCCTGTTCCAAATCGAAAAAAGTCACTAAGAACTCATCGGAAGTATCAAACCAAAGCTCTACTGGACCAATACTGACTGGAAAACCGCTACGAACAACATCAACACTGATACCGTTTGCCATATCTTCTCCTTTTCAATAAACAAAAACATACTAAGATTAGTAGTGAGGAAATCTCCGACGGGAGAAAGTACTCACTACTTTTTCTTTATGATAAAGTAGAGGTGTCTTGTTAAGTCG